CTGTAAAACTGGTAAATTCTTTTGATAAATTTAATTCTATTTCTTCGCTAATTTTAACCATGTATTTGCTTATTTTATCCTTTTCTTCTTCATTATACATTTTGTCTTTATAATATCTTGGCATTGCAATTTTTTTGCCATCTTCAATTGGTATATACATACGTTGTTCTAAATCGTTTTTATGCCAATTAATCATTTGAGTTGTAATATAATTACTACCTAAACCTTTTGACATAACGCTAAACTCTTTTTTTCTGTCATCATTTTTGTGCATTGGTATTAGTGATTTTTTTGACATGTATTTTAACGTATAACCGATAGAGGCATGACTAACATTGCCAATATGATAAGTACCAATGTGCTTATTATTAAGAGCCCAAGCACGTTTAATGTGCTCTGGATTAGCGTTAAAAAGAATAATATGATAATGCGGACGCTTTTTGGTTGAACCATATTCACCAACCGCATAATATTTAAGTTTTTCATTAGTTAATTTTCTTAATCTTTTAAAAAATTTTTGTAAATCTTTTAAATCTAAAGTCATATAACCATTTGTGGTTATCGGGACATATTCAGTATCGTAAGTTAATGTTATAAAGAGAGCGGACTTACTCCGCTCTCCTTCTTTAACTAATCTAAACGACCAACCGGATGTCCGTCGTTTTTTACATGGGGGGCATTTTCCACATGGAAATGGTATATGTTCACCTTTTATTTGTTCTTTTTTATAAAAGGGTGTTATACACCTACTACTCATGATTAAAACATTGGTGTACCAAATTTTGGCATAGGCCTTACCGCCTTAATCTTGTTCAATACATGACAATATAAGGAATCTCCTGCTGGGTCTTCTACTGCAAATATCCTTTTTGTAGCATCACAATTAACAAAAGTTGCATTTAGTGCAGGTTGTGTTGTAAATTTACGACCCAAGTGCCAATAATCTAATGTTGTTCTAAAATCTCCAGCTACTCTAGAAGGCATATATTTATATTCTGCATATCTAGGAACATATCCAAATGTTTCCTCGGCAGTTGATGTATATGCAAAAATTTCATTGTTAGTTACTGGTTGTTCTCCAATATTTGCAAATGATGGCCAAAAATAATCTAATGTATCATTTTTTAAATATGTTTTTGGAATACCTTGTTGATAACAAGTTTTTGGCATAACTGACATAATACCTATAATATATCCATGTTCTTCACAATAATAAGAACCTGAGCGACCTGAACTTACAGATATACCATGACCAGCCAAATTTCCTTGGGGTAATCCATCTGTTTGACCAGTTTGGTTAACAATTTCTGAAATAATAACTGGACTTTTAACACCAGTTATATATTCTGGTCTTTGTAATCTTTGATCAGAAGATTTTACTCCAAAATGAGTTAAAATATTTTCAATGTAACGTGTACCACCTCGAGCATTCTTTTCTAACCATTCTTGTAATCTAAAAGCTCTGCGTAAATCGTTAATTGTGGTAGGTTCAATAGTTGCATTTGATGTATCTGCATATAAACTATCAGCTGGTACATCTGTACGACCTCCTTGTGCAGCTACGTTTACACTGCTAGGTGAACCATTTAATGAAGTTCCTGAAGAACTGTTTAAATATACTGGTAAATCTCCTTCTACTAAACCTATAGGAATATCTACCGCTTGACCTTTTTGTGCAAAAGGTAGTGATGATGTAAAATAATCATGTTCCCATGCTCTTTTACGTAATCTAGTTAATGCTTTAATTTTATCAATACCTGAAGGAGCTCCATCTTCCAATTTATAATCTACTGGAGCAATTAAGTTTTGATCTCGATAATATTCATTATATATACATTGGTATGCAGCAAATGGAATACTATTTACTCTTTGAGATACTGCACCACCAGGAATTGGAGGTACACCCATATAATCCATAAACTTTAAAGCTTCTCTTAAATCAGCAGTATCATTATAATCTTGATTAATTTGAATATAAGGAGCTACTATGCCACTATTTGCATCTGTGATAAATTTTTCCCAGTTTGACCAAACAATACGATTTGGTACAAAGAAATAATGCATAGTTACATCCATTCTATGCATAACTGGAGCAATCATTGGTGCAAACCTTATAAGGCTTTCACATCCAATATCAAATTTGTCTCCGGGTACACATTCCAATGCTAAAATTGGAGTTAAATTGCCCATTTCTGCTGATAACTTTACGTCATGGGTGAGGTCAAAGACATTTTTTTTAGGTCTTTGCAGCTTAATCGAATTAAATAAATTCGGCTTCATGTTGTTTTATTTATTTTTTTAAAAGTAAGGGGTGACTAACCCCTTGTTATTATAGTCGGATTCCACCGCGTGATACATAGTATGAACGGCTTACTTTACGTTTGTTGCCATAACCGCGCTTTCTAGATGAGCGGCGATATGATGTTCGTCTTCGCATTTTTTTGTTTTTAATTTGTGATTGAAATATTTATATAGTGCTTGTTCAACATATTTTTTTAATAATTCTTTTTCTGAATTATCTGATGTATTATAAAGCTTTATAAGCCTTAATATTTGCTCTTGTGTATATAATCGCATTTTAGAATATTTTAGATATTAATATTTTAATAATATCTTGTGCTAAACCAGTACCTATGTTCAGTTTATCTAATGATTCTCGCATTTTTAATTCAAATGCTTTTAATTGATTTGTTGTTTCTAAACCAGTTCCAACTTTTCCTAAATTATCTCTTGTAGCTTTTGCTATTTCTAATTGTAATGGTTGTGATAACTTGTTAAATTGATTATTTTGAGATAAAGCAATAAATTGCTGATCTAAAATATCATTTTGTTTTTGTTGTTTTTTTACTTCTAAAGGATTTATAGTATCTTTTTGCGACCTTTCTTGTCTTTTTAAATTAGTACCTTCTACTAAATTATCATATGATGCTTGTGATACTGTATTTTGAATACTAGGTTTTTGTTTTAAATCAGGTAATTGAGCTTTTAAAAGCTCATTTTGTAACTCTTGATTTTGATTGCGTAATTTCATACTTTCCATATTTAACTCTTGTACTTGTATGTTATTAGATTTTCCTAAAATCTCTAATGCACCTTCTTGTAATTGTGGAGCAACATAGTCTGTGCTCCTTACTGGTGCTGCTTCGTTTGTTTGTTTATATATAAGGTTCGGATTTAATCCCGCTTCCTTAAATCTTTGCATTTGTTGTGCTGGTGTATTATATGCATTTTGTCTTTCCCAGTCTGATAATGCGTTTTGTCTGTTTTTTGCGTTAGTGAATATTTGTGCTCCTGTGTTAAGGATCGATGTTCCTGCTGCTAATGCAGCGGCTAATGGTAACGGCATAATCTTGTTTTTTATTTTTTTTGTGACACAATAGTCTTTTTTTGTTATGTTCAATCGTAGTGCGTCGTGCCTCCTTCTTCCTTTTTCACTTTCCAAATATACTATTTAGTGTCAATAAACACTAATATATCAAGTTGTATTAGTGTTTATTACTGACGCGCTACGCTTGTCTTAATAAATACGGCCATGCAAGTAAACTTGCACAGCCATATTTCTTTTAATTTTTGATGTTTACAACATCTTGTGATTCAATGTCTTGAATCTGTTCTTCAGTAAGTTTTAACTTACTTTTTTCTACTTTTTTGCTCTTTAAACGTTCTTCGATTTCGGCAAGTTCTTGACGAGCAGCTATTTCAAGTTCTTGTCGTTCTGCTAAATCGAGTCTACGGGGATCTATTCCGTCTCCTTCATCTCCTTCGTATATCATTTCTTTTGCTCCAGCTAATGGTAAACCACTAGCATATCTTTGTAATAATTCTCTAACTGACATTGATTGATCAGGTATTGTTTGACTTGGTTCGTTATTTGTTTCATCATCATTAAATTCTGATGCATTAAACATGTTTCGTATTTTCATAAATAATTATTTTTTCTTTCCAATTCTGCAGCTTTTTGCATTTTTTTAAATGCAAATAAATGTCTTTCAGACATAACTTTTTCTTGTTCTGTAAAACTGTTAAATTCTTTTGATAAATTTAATTCTATTTCTTCGCTAATTTTAACCATGTATTTGCTTATTTTATCCTTTTCTTCTTCATTATACATTTTGTCTTTATAATATCTTGGCATTGCAATTTTTTTGC